AAACCTTTCGACTTTGTTTTCTAGCAACTACAAGTCTAACATTTCAGGGTGTTTTTTCATTCTCTCAAGGTGGCTAACTTCATTTTACAATTTGCGAAACTAAAAAAAATATCACAGTTGAAAAAATTGTGGAAATTAATGAATTAAAAGGAGAATAAAATGGCAATTGTAGGTTTAAAAAAATCTTATCTTGGATTAATTGATAAAAAAACAGGCAAAATTATTGCAGGGCCTGAAGGGCTAACAACAGATGGACTTTATATATCAAATCCGAAAGATTATGGTACAGCTTCTGCAAATATCACTAATATTGCAGCTGCTGGTACTCAAAAATTTGGAGACAACGGTCTTGTTGATGTAGTGAGTGCAAAATCATTTCCGCAAGTCGCTGCAGTTTGGAACAATCTTCCTTTTGCTATTAAAGCTAAAATTAAAGGAGAAGTAAGCGACAAAAAAGGCGGATACGTTCAATCACAAGATTTGCCACAAGTTGCTTTGATTACTGAGTCAGAGTTAATTGATCGTTCACATTCAATTTTTTACGCATTCGGTAATGGGCAAATGACTGAAACTGCATTGAACATTCAAACTGACCATACAGCGCAAAACCGAGTTGAAGATGCATTGACTTATCAATCACTGGCTTTTGCGGCATGGAATAATCAAGGAATGAAAACTTTCAATTCTGCAGATCCTGGATTCGATAAAGTGGCAATGTTAAAAGAAGTTATGGGAGGATATGCTGCTAGTGGACTAGGAGTTTAATTAAACAGTGCGGGATGATTACATCCCGATTTTTTATTTATAAAATATTGGAGAAAAACATGGAAATTAAAATCAAACAACTTAAAAAAACCGTTGAAGTCAAAGCTTCAATTAAAAATCTCAAGAAGAGTTATAAATTTGCCAAAAACATGGCAGAAGCAGAAGAAAAAATTAGTGAAGGAAACGATGAACTAGTCTTAGATTATCTTGATTCAATTATCGAATTTGTCTCTGATATCGCTAAACTCAGCAAAAAAGAAAAAGAAGAACTTGAAGAACTTGAAATGGAAGAGTTGATGGAAGTTGTTTCTTATATTGTTGCAAAATTGCAAGGCGCTTCTGACTCGGATATCAAAAAAGCCAAAGAAAATGGCGAAGTGGGTTTAGCCCAAGAGAGCGAATAATCAGCAATCATAATCACTTGTTAGAATTACAACTATTCGAAAAAGATGTGATTCAAAATCTTCATTGGGATTTAAGCACAATTGGAGAACAGGAATATGAGGAATTGCTTGATGTCATGAGCGCAAATCCTGATAACAAAATGATGTCAGCTGAGGATTTAGCTGCTCAATGGAATTCGTTAATTTAAAAAGAAAGGAGGAATATATGGCAAAAGAAAAAGTAGCTGGGACTTTGGCCACTAATATCGGAGTTAATACTACTAATGCAGTAACCAGTATTGAAAGCCTTAAAAATTCAGTTAAAGATAGCACCAATGCTTGGAAACAGATGGAATCTCAAATGAAGCTGTCAGGAGATACTCTAGGTGCTTCTAAAGCTAAGTATGAGGGTTTGTCTGATTCTTTAAGTAAACAAAAATCAGTGCTTGAGCGGCTAAAACAAGAGCAATCAGAAGTTAACCGTTCTACTTCTGATGGAGAGAAAGCTTATCAAAAATATGCTTCACAAATTACTCAAGCAGAAGTTAAGTTAACCGCCCTAAACGGTCAACAAGATAAAGCAAAACAAGCTTATGAGTACCAAAAATCAGGACTTGCAAAACTTAACGAGGAAGTTAAACATTCTAACAAGCTTACGGAAGAACGGGTAAAGCAACTCGAAGCGGAAGGAAAAACTGAAGAAGCCAACAAAGCCAAAATTGATGGATTAAAGTCAGCTCAAGAAAAATATTCTCAAATTTTAAAGATTCAAAAAACCGAATTGGAAAAACTAGGGGAATCAGGCGATAAGAACTCTAAGGCTTATAAACTTCAAGAAGTTCGTGTGGCGCAAATGTCCACAAAGGTTTCAGAAGCTACTCGAGATATAAAAAGGCTCAACGGCACTGAAATAAAACCTCGTACAGAAGGTATAGGTAAAGTAAAGAGTCAGCTTAGAAGCCTTAATGATCTATTAGGTCGTACACATAGCCGTTTTAAAGATGTGTTTTTAGGGAACATCTTAGCTAGTGGCGTAATCGGTGCGATTGGTGATATTAAGAGCAAATTTACTGGCGCTTTAGAAGCTGGCGTAGAGTATAACAAAGAAATGCAGAATTTATCGGTTTCTTTGAATAATTTTACAAATGGTAATCAAAAACTGAATGATTCTTTAGTTGATAATATCAAAAATTTGCGAGAAGAATCAGGATATTCCATTGATACATTAAGTCTTTTAACTAAAAAAACTTATGGATTAGAAGGTTCGGCTGATGGCGCTAAAAAATTATCTGACGCTTTTGTTAATTTAGGTCGTGCAACTGGTAAATCTGATGATGCAATGCAAAACATTATCACTAAGTTTACTCAAATGAATGCAAGTGGTGAAATTACTTCTGGTTCAATTACCAAAATGGAAAAAACGCTACCTGGGTTCGCTAAAACATTATCCACGACAATGGGTGTCTCTCGCGATAAACTCAACGAATTAGCAAAAGACGGTAAAATTTCAATGTCTGATTTATCAAAGACAATTGAAAACATGAGCGCGGCTAAACCTAAAGGGCTTGAAAACTACCTCACTTCATTTGACGGATTTTCTGCTCACTTGCAAGAAAAATACCAAAGTTTATCTGGAAAAATCACAGAAGGTTTCTTTAAAACAAATAATAATTTCTTAAAAAACATGTCTAAATCTCTTGACGGAGAGGAAACGGAAAAGGCGTTTACTCATATCGGAGATAGTGCAAATAAAGCTGTCACAACTATTTCTACAGCTTTTAGCTCCGTTTTTAAAGGAACTAAAAATCCATTAGCAGACTTTGCGAATGGACTGGCTAATGAAATTGAAAAATTAGGGAACTTTATTTCTAAACATGCCAATGATATCAAAAACTTTTTTGGTATGGTAAAAGATTTAGGCGGTGCTGCATTTAAGTTAATCGGCGACACTCTAAAAACAGTTCTACCTTGGCTTGAGAAGTTTGGGACTTGGGCATCAAAACATCCGGAAGACGTTAAGAAAATTGCTCTTGCAATTATAGGACTTAACATTGCATTAAAAGGTACTTTAGGTACGGCAGTTAGTGGTATCGTTACTCTTCTTGATTACACAGACCCATTAACTTGTACGATTGATAGCACAGCAGGCAGTATTTTTAAAAATGGTTCTGGTACAACAACACTTACTTGCCGAGTATTTCAATCTGGTGCTGAAATTGATACAGCTGGAACAACCTATACTTATAAATGGTCTCAACGTGACCAAAATGGCGTATTAAATGCTAATTTTGGCGGTACAGGCAATCAATATAAAACTGGTAAAACAATTAGTGTTGCGGCGACTGATATCAATGTCAAAGCTCAATATACATGCGAGGTGAATCAATAATGAAAAGTACATTTTATGCCAATATCGAACTTGGGGGAGAAATCACACAAGTTAGCTTTGAAGCAACAAGCGCAAGTGATGTGATTGAACAAATCTGGCGGACTTTTGGTATCTCCACCCCAATTATTGAAATTTGGGCGGAGGTGACTGATGACGATAGTAGCAAGCAATAGCCTCACCATAAGTAACGTTAATGATGGGACAATAACTCACGTAGCCTACGCTTACAGCGCAGACGGCACTGACGGTTTCACAACTGTTTATCCAATTTTGAATTTGTTGGATGGTACCTCATCGACTTTAAAAACCGTATCTGCTAAAGGTTGGGGCACTCCTTCGTTAGCTACCAATACTGTAAATTTTGAAAAAGGAAAAGTATATACTTACTCGGCTTGGGTTCAAGATTGTGATGTAGACTCACGTGCAATACTCTATCTTTATGACTCTGCTAACGTCAGCTACAATAATGCTGGAAATACGATAAAAGCTGGAACTTCTGGTTTTTCAACTATCACTTTTACTGTCTCTATTGATGTTGCTAGGTATAAAGCTTCTATTGGATTTGTAGCAAATCAATCCAATCTCCATAATTTAAGCTATTCAAAATTAAAATTAGAACCAGGCTCAACCGCCACCCCTTGGATGCCATCAGCTAGCGAAGTAACAACTGCTGACTGGCCAAGCTACATCGGTCAGTACACAGACTTTACGCAAGCTGACAGCACTAATCCATCCGATTACACTTGGAGTCTGATGCGAGGGAATGACGGGTTTGGAATAAAAGCCACTGTTATCACTTACGCTATTTCAACAAGCGGAACAACGGCACCATCTAGCGGTTGGACAAGTTCTGTTCCCAGTCTTGTAAAAGGTCAGTATCTCTGGACGAAAACAGTATGGACATACACGGACAACTCATTTGAAACAGGTTACTCAGTAACTTATATTTCTAAAGACGGAAATAACGGTAATGACGGAATTGCTGGTAAAGATGGCGTTGGAATAAAAACTACGACCATTGCGTATGCAGGCTCAACAAGTGGAACAACGGCACCGACTAGCGGTTGGACTTCCACAGTTCCGACAGTTGCAGCAGGTAGTTATCTGTGGACTAAGACTGTTTGGGCTTATACGGATAATACCAGTGAAACAGGGTATTCAGTAGCTAAAATGGGAAACAATGGAGCAACAGGGCCGCAAGGACCTCAGGGTAATACTGGCCCACAAGGACCAACTGGTCCTGCTGGAAGTAATGGTGATCCAGGTAAAATTGTTTCTGATGAAGAACCTACCACAAAATTTAAAGGTTTAACTTGGAAATATATAGGAATTACAGCAGTTGATGCTTCTGACGGAACTAACATCCAACCAAATACTGAGTATTATTGGAATGGCAAAAATTGGGTTATTAATCTTATTAAGGCTCAAAATATTGATGTCGATACTTTGTCTGCGATTACAGCTATTTTAGGGGATATGCTTGGGGGTTCGCTGACTATCTCAAAAAGTGGCACTCAGGGAATAGCTGTTAAAGATGGTGTGGTTAAGTCTTGGGATATTTCTAAAATGATAGACCCTAATTATCCAGACGGATATTCATATACAAGCATGGGGGTGGCTTTGAATTCAGGCGGCTTAACCATTTACAGTGCTGGTTATGGAATAACCCTTGATAAAGGTGGAGTCATTGATCCAAAATACAAAGTCGCTTCATTACAAGCGATTGCCAGTAATGGGAGAAATAGTATTGGTACAGGGCTTGTTTTAAATGCGACTAATTCCAATTTCCCATTTACAATTAATGGGAATATTGATGTGATTGGTGGAATTAGACAAACTTCTAAGACTACCTCTGTAACTATTGGAGCTGGTTTAATCTTGAGTTTAGAACGACGTGGTGAAACTGTGATTGCAATTTTGTTAGGTACAATTAATTCATCGCTTACTTCTGGTCAACAATTCGGTGTGGGTAAAATTCCATTAGGCTATCGACCTAATACAACAGCCAACATACCAGCGCATATGACCTCAAGTTATAATGGTGCACATATTGATGCGGGGATTGACGGAGTCTGTACTTGGTGGGGGCCTTCGACTAATACCGGGTACCCACGAGGTTCACAAATGTGGTTTACTAATGATTCGTTACTAAACTAGAAACAAGGAGAAAAAATGAAAAAGAACAAACAGACTCAAGAAACTACCGACATTATTATCGGTGAAAACATTGTTGCCAATCTTAGTATTACCGCTTATGAGACGGGGGCTTTAGAAGCACAGCTAACAATTAATAACCCTCAAGATTTTCATAATTCAGAAGAAGCTAAAAATGAGCTAAACGAATTAATATCAGAAGCTTTTGAGGCTTCGAAAAATAAACTGGCCACTTATGAAGTGCCAGAAAAATAGAAAGCAGGGGTTATGGAGGAACAAGCATGGCGAGAAGTCCTCGAAAGTTTAGCTCGAATTGAAACAAAGTTAGATAACTATGAAACAGTTCGAGATAAAGCAGAACGAGCGCTCCTAATAGCTCAATCAAATGCGAAACTTATAGAAAAAATGGAAGCTAATAATAAGTGGGCTTGGGGCTTTATGCTTACTTTAGCGGTAACAGTTATTGGCTACATATTAACTAGATTTGGAATTTAAAGGAGAAAGAACATGAAAACAATTGATAAAGGAACACTCACACGTACAATCTTACTTTGGTTGGCAATTTTAAACCAAGTATTGACAGCGCTTGGTAAGAATCCACTTCCATTAGATGATAATACTGTCAGTACATTAATTACTGCTGTATTTGCTCTTTTGGCTTGGTGGAAGAACAATGACTTTACTCATGCAGCAAAAAAAGGAACTGAACTTACAAAAAGTTTGAAAAATGGTGATAGCGTTCAAGTGGTTAAAGCTTCTGACGCTGACCACGAATTCACAGAAGGGGGGCGAATGATGTCAAGTATTGAAAATATGATTGCTTGGATGCAAGCACGAAAAGGCAAAGTTACTTACTCAATGACTTCACGAATGGGTCCAACAAGTTATGATTGCAGCTCGTCAGTATTCTTTGCCATGATTGCTGGTGGTTTTCTGTCAGTAGGTTCAATGGGAAATACTGAAACTTTATTTGGAATGTCTGGCACAAAACTCAAAGAAATCAGCCGTGGAGAAGTGCAACGTGGGGACATTTTTATCTCGGGCACTCCAGGAGGTTCTGCTGGATCTGATGGACACACAGGTATTTTCCTAAGCAATGGTTCATTCATTCACTGTTCTTACACTCACAATGGAATTGCGATTGATACGAACGATGCATACATGAGTACACGCTTACCACATCACTTTTATCGAATTGTTGGTTCAGGTTCAGCAAATACTGATGACAAGCCACAAATGGTTACTCTAAATCTTGATGGTCAATTTGGAAATGCGACCGCTAAACGATTGCAAGAATACTTTGATACTGCTGGTAAAGACGGAGTAATCAGTCACCAGTACAAACAAACCTTTAATCAAAATATTTATGCTGCTCAGTTTGATTCATCACTGACTGGTTCAAACGTGGTTAAAGCATTGCAAAGATTTTTAGGAATTGGACAAGACGGACTGTTTGGGCAAGCTACGATTAAAGCACTACAAAAACATCTTGGAACAACACAAGACGGAATAATTAGCCCAGTATCTGATTCTGTCAGAGAATTACAACGTCGATTAAATGCGAATAAACTATAAAAATAACCCCTGACTTCGTGATGTGAACCCCAAAAGTTAGACTTTTTATCCAAGTAGAAATACTTGGATTTTTTTATTTGTTCTTGAAACTCTTCCGATATTCAATCGGAGACAACC